CGCTCGTTCCGGTATCAGGGATTCGCCGACCGATGGAGCGGCGCTCTGTCGCTGCTGCGGGGCCTGGACAAGTTCGGATGCGCTTCCGAGCTGATTCCCCCTGATCCGACCAAGAAGGCGTTCGCGGGCATGTGGATCGCCAAGGGCGGGTGTCACGAATGAGCGCCACTGCCAACTGGAGCTATACGAATATCGCGACGGTCCGGCCGTTTGTGTCGATCGACATGATGACCGGCGAAACGGTTTACGGCCCTGAGTTCGATATCGCCTGCACATGGACCGCAGAAAGCAAGATGGAGCGCGAATCGGGCGGTCAGAGTGGAGCGCGCGGGGCGGAATTCCTGTCGCAGCACATCATCTTCACCGAAGACAAGCGCCCTAAATACCTGGATCAGATTAGCTTTGACGGTTCGAATGGCTGGGAAGAGATTCGCTCGGTGACGAATTGGGATATGTCCTTCTTCGGCGAAGAGCCGGACCTGAAGTTGGTGACCTGACATGCCGGTCAAGGGCATCGAGCGCGTCAAGCGCGGCTTTCGGATAGCAGTAAAGGAAATCGGCGAAGGCAAGACCGAGCGCGCCGTCTACGAGACATTGTCGCAGGGCTCAGCCATGGCTGCCCAGATGACGCCGATCGACTCCAGCAACCTGGTAAACAGCCAGTACGCACCGCAGATAGACGTGAAGGAGGGCAAGGTGTCCGGCTCGGTCGGGTACACGGCTTCCTATGCGGCGGCGGTTCACGAAGCCTCCGGGAAGCTCAAGGGAAAGCCTCGGGCCGACTTCGGCAGGACGCGCGCAGGCGTGGGTTTCGGAGGCGGCACAGGCAACGGCAACTATTGGGACCCCAACGCAGAGCCCGAATTCCTTACGAAGGGCTTTGATCAGATAAAGGGTGCGGTGCCGGCCATTCTCAAAAGGATCTACGGTGTTTGACGCCTTTACTGATTGGCTCAAAGCGGTTGTTGGCGACGGCTACCAGTACAGCCGCGGCATGTGGATCGACATCCCCTCCGTCAATGGCGCATTCATCGCGTCTGTTCAGCAGATGGGTGGACCGGCGCCCGATGTTGAAGACCGCGTTATCCGCTTCAAGGTGATCCTGCTAGGCCCGCGTGACGGGAGAAAGCATGTCGTCGCTGTCGAACAAACCATGGAATCACTGGCCCAGGCCGCATTAGGCGATTCGTCGCCCTGCGGCGCTGCGTCCGTGCGCGCGGTCGGCGAAGCCGTCGGCCCCGGCTACACGAGCGAGAACCGCCCCTGGTACTCGCTTGATTTTGAAGTGCTTTTATAACTGGAGGCCACTAATGGCTACTTGCAAGAACCAGAAGTATGTTGGCCGTGACGTGGTCCTGGAGTACCACATCGGTTGCGGTGATCAACTGCCGGCAGAAACGGACTGGAAGCGTTTCGCCGCCCTTCGGACGAAGGAATTCACGCTCGAATGGGAAACCGCTGACGCGACCGCCGACGATTCGGTAGGTGCACTGCGCGAGAACATCGCGACGTTCCAGACCCTCAGCATCTCCGGAGATGGCACAGCAAAGGCGTCCGGCGCCGGCTCGGAAAACCTGATCGAGATCACCAAACACGTCGCGCGGCCCGATGCGACCGGCGGCCAGCCTGTTGCGTGGATGCGAATGACCTTTCCGGACCTGACGTTTACGGCGTTCATGCTCGTGTCCAACATGAGCCGCAGCGCCCCGTTTGACGACGTGGTTACGTTCAGCCTGGAGGCAAGCGCGACGGGTAGCGACTACGGCCTGATCGTCGAAGATACCCCGAATGCGGACGCCGCGGATCCGACGAGCGTGGAGGTCATCCCTTCCACCCTCAGCCTGACGGTGGGTGAATCGTTCGACGCCGAAGGCATCGTCCTGCCGGTCGGAGCCCCGCAGGGTCTGCGCTGGACGTCGTCCAACCCCGCAATGGCAACCGCCAACCAGGTGACCGGCCAGATCGTGGCGGTCTCGGCCGGCTCGGTCACCATCACCGCCGCCTCTACGGTTGCGCCAGCGGTCACCGATACGATCGCCTTGACCGTCGTTCCCCTGGTTCAGGGCATCAACGTCTCTCCGACCTCGGTATCTGTAGAGGAAGGTGCGACCCAAGCCCTGACCGCCTCTGTGGCACCGTCTGGTGCGGCCTCCGGCCTGATCTACGAAAGCGCGGCGCCTGCCGTTGCCACCGTCAGCAATGTTGGCCTTGTCACGGGCGTGGCTGAAGGCTCCACGTCTATCAAGATCACCAGCGCGGCCCGCCCGTCGGTGAGCGTGACTGTTCCGGTGACCGTCACTGCGCCGTAACCCATGATCCTGACCGAAATTGGCGAAGTGGGCGTGTACGCGGGGGAGCACGTATTGCGTCTGCGTCCCTCCTTGTACGCAATGTCTAGGCTGGGAGACCCGGCAGAGATCGTCGAAACATTCGCCACGGTCATGGGTGGGGCTGACGATGAGGCCCAGGCGCGCCGGTTGTTCCAGGCCGCCCTGGGCGTCATCTACGCATGCGCTAGCGAAGACGTCGACCCCTCGTCATTGTTTGGCACGTACGAGGCCGCGGCCGGGTCGCTGGAATACGTGCCAGGGACTGCGCTGGTGGAGCATGTAGTTCCGATTGCTCGCTGCCTATTGAAGCACGGCGTCACGGGCGCCTTGCCCCCGTTACCGAGGCGGCCCGGTGACGATGAACCGGCGTATGTAAAGGAGTTTGTGGCTCGTGACCATGTGGCTATTGCCATGGCCCATCTGGGTCTTTCTGAGCAAGAAGCTTGGAGCCTGACGATGACGGGGTTGGTTGGTGCATTGCGTGCCAAGTTCCCGCCGACCGAAAGCAACGCACCTGGCGCCAAGGCGCCAACCAAAGAACAGCATGACGCCACCATGGCGTGGTTCGACAAGATCGAAGCAAAGCGAAAGGCAGCTAAAGGGGTTCACTGATGGCAGGCGGATTGAATGTCGGGTCGATCTACTACGAGGTAGAAGCCGACACGTCGAAGCTCGTCAATAGCTCCACCAACGTCGATTCGACGCTGGACAAGATGAATAAGCGCTTTGGCCAAACCGATAAAGCGGCAAACCAAGCGCAATTTCAGATGACCCAGACGGCTGCTGCCGTCAAGGGTTTGGGGCGCGAGGCGGCTGTTTCCTCTTCTGCGCTCAAGGGATTCTCGGGCGTACTGGCAGGTCTGATCTCGCTCCAAGGCGTATCCGGCCTGATCCAGATGGCAGAGGCGTACAACGAGATGGCCGAGCGGGTGCAAATGGCCACCGCAAACGCCGCCGAGTACAACACTGTGCAAACTCGCCTGCTTGAGACGGCGAACAAGACCTATCGGTCTCTGTCGGAGGCCCAGGAAGTCTATATCCGTACGTCTGCGGCCCTGAAGTCGATGGGTTACGACACGGAATCGGCGCTGGACGTCACGGATTCGCTTTCGTACTCATTCGTCAAGAACGCGACCAGCGTGGACCGCGCGAAGAGCGCTACCGATGCCTTTAGTAAGGTGCTCAACAAGGGCCGCGTTGAAGCCGACGCTTGGGAGACCATCCTAGCGGCGATTCCCACTGTCGTAGCGGACGTGGCCGCGGCGACCGGGAAGACGGCCGAAGAGGTGCGCAGGTTGGGTGTGAATGGCCAACTGACGGCGCGCCAGTTGTCAGAAGGCTTGCGCACGTCGCTGGACGAGAACAAGAAGGCCGCAGATGGCATGGCCACGACCATCAAGGACGCTTTCACCGCGCTTCGGAATAACCTGTCCGCAATGGTGGGCGAGGCCAACAGGTCCACGGGCGCGACGGGGGTGCTGTCCAAGGCGGTGCTAACGCTGGCCGAAAACCTGCAAACTCTCGTGACCGCGCTGTTGGCGATTGGCGCCGGGGCGATGGCAAAGTATCTAGCGGGCCTCACTGCGTCGACGATTGCCAACGCCCGCGCCGCGCTGGGAGCCAAGGCACAGGCGGCGGCAGCCCTAGAGCAGGCGATAGCCAACGAGAAGGCGGCAGCCGCCGCCGCTGGCCAGGCTGCCGCGCAAGTGCGACTGGGGGGCTCTCTCGCTGCTTCTACTGCTGCCGCCAATGCCCACCGGGTGGCTCAGACCGCCCTGGCAGCTGCGCAACGCACGACGACTGCCGCGGGGACCGGGTTGGTCGCCATGCTGGGCGGCCCGGCCGGCATTATTGGGTTGCTGGCTACTGCCGCCGCCGGCGTGTACCTGTTTGGTGACAATTCGCGGAAGGCCGCGCCGAACGTCGAGGAACTGGCGACCGCTGTTGACAACCTGACTCAGGCACAGCTAGAACTGCGGCGTATCCAAGTAGGCGATGCGATCCAGCAGATCGAGAAAGAGGCGCGCGATGCGGCTCGCAGTGTGTCCACAATTACGAAGGACATCATTGAGCTGCAAAAAGCCCAGCAGCGGGGCGCCAATCTGGGTGCAGATGGTCTATCAAACGCGAACAAGTCTCTTGTCGAAGAGAAGGCGAATCTTGATGAAGTAAATGGTCGTCTCCAGAGGCTGTATGAGCTTCAGGAACGGCTGGCTAACCAGAAGCCGCGCGAGCGCACTAGTACTGGGCCGGCTGCCCCTGCAGATGCGGATCCGGAAGTCGCCAAACGCCTTCAAGGCATGCGCGATGAGCTCGCGTTGGCAAAGCTCACAGGCGACGCCCGCGCGCGCTTAGCTGCAATCCAGAAGCTCGGGTCCAATGCCACCAAAGAGGAACGCGAAGAAGCTGAACGGCTAGCTACCGAAATCTATAAGCTGGAGCAAGCGCAGAAGGCCGGCGAGTCCGGGACGAAGAAGTCCACTGAAGCCGCTAAAGAGAACCAGAAGGTGATCGATGGCCTGGCGACTGCGCTGTATGAAGCGGGGCTGGCCGGCACTGAACTGGAGGTGGTGAAGGCGAAGGCTGCTCTGAACCCGTTCGCTACCTCTGAACAAGTAGCTCAGGTTGAGGCGTTGGCCCGCGCGATCGGCAAGGTTAACGAGGCCGAGCAGAACAAGAAGCTGCTGGGTCAGGTAGATCCAATTGCCGGCGCTCAGATGGAGTTTCAGACGCAGATAGAAAACCTGCGCAAGTTGAATGAAGCCAAGTTGCTCGAGGATCAGCGTTACCTTGATCTTAAGGCCCAAGCAGAGACGGCCTATGACGAGCGGGCTCGAGTACTTCAAGAAGAGAACTTTCGCCGCCAATCGAGTTGGAACGAACTCCTGATGTCCAGCTTGGACCAGCTTGGGGCTAGCGCGACCGACACTCTGGTCGGCATCGCCACTGGCGCCACGAGCGGGGAAGACGCCATCAAGGCGTTGGCCGGCGCAATCCTCAAGCAGGGCGTTGCCGCACTGGTGCAGATGGGTATCCAGTATGTGAAGAACCTGATTATGGGAAAGGCTGCCGGCGCCGCCGCAACCGCCTTTGGCATCGCTCAGGCAGCTACCTTGGCTACGGCGTGGGCTGTGCCAGCCGCGTTAGCCTCCTTGGCTTCGTTCGGCGCTAACTCTGCGCCAGCTATGGCCGGTATTGCGTCCACGGTGGGTCTAGCCGAAGGTCTGGCGATGGTCAGCGGCGGGGGTCGACAGTACGGCGGGGGAGTTGATGCCGCCAAGATGTACCGCGTGAACGAGAACGGCGAACCAGAAGTGTTCAACGCCGCTAACGGGCAACAGTACATGATCCCCAACCGCCGCGGCGAAGTCATCAGCAATCGCGATGTGACGGCTGGCGGCGGATCTGGGCAGACTTGGCCGATGGTCAATGTCAACTTGATCGAGGACCGGTCTCGCGCTGGCGAGGTTACTCAAAGTAGGGATGGCCAATTCCTCACTGTTGACGCATTCGTCGCAGATATCAGGGGAGGGGGAGAAATGTCCCAAGCAATAGAGTCAACGTACGGCTCAATTCGTCAAGGGCGGTAGGGATGCAAACCGATATCAACTACCCCGAATACTTGCCGGCGCCTCTGTGGGCACCGAATCAATATTCGGTCGTGTCCCCCAACCAGCGCACCACCATGGACTCGGGTCGTGCGCGACAGCGAAGAAAATTTAGTTCCGTTCCCGTGATGCGGTCAGCTACATGGGTGATGACCAGTGCTCAAGCCAGACTATTCGAGCTTTGGTACAGGGTGGATCTAAAAGACGGGACCGAGTGGTTCAACGTCTTCCTTCGGCATCCGATCGGCTATGCCGTGCAGGTTTGCCGCATCTCGGGCATCTACACCGGCCCGACTGCTTGGGGCGCGGACAAGTGGCAATACTCAGCAACCCTGGAAGTGTGGGAGCGCCCTTTGCTTCCCGATGAGTGGATCTTGCTTCCGGACTTCGTGGCCAACCCTGAGATATTTGACCTTGCTATGAACCGGGAGTGGCCACAAGCATGAGCACCCTGGCAGAAGTTTATGCGAGTGCTCCCGCCGGGGAGCTCATCATACCCACGCTCGAAATTGCGATAGACGGTCAAGCGCCAATCCGAATCTGCTCCGGATTTGAAGACCAGGTACTGAGCGGCATGCTGTTTGAGGCCGGGTCCCTCTCCATCTCCTTGCCGGCGAAGAACACAACGGGCATGCAGACGCTTAACTTTGGGGTGGCAGGCGTTAACAGCTTGGTGCAGATGTACTTCGATCAAGCGCTGGAGACAGGAGAGGCGGTGAAGATCACGTACCGGGAGTACCTCGAGAGCGACAAAAGCCAACCCGCGCGGCGGCCATATGTGATGGACCTCATTGGCGGCTCCCTCCAGGATGGCGAGGCGCAGTTTAGTGCCGGCTTTTTCGATGTCTTGAATCTTCGCTGGCCGCGGGAGCTTTACACCGTCCAGAATGCACCTGGCATTCGCTACCTATGACACTGGAAGACTTCTTACTTACGCGGTACGTCGAGGGCGGTCGTGGGCCGGTCGACTATGACTGCTGGGGCATGACGCGCGACGCCAAACACGCCTTATTCGGTGGTCGCTTGATGCCCACGTGCGCGGACGCAGAGCCTGGCCTACTTCCGGTCATAACTCGGACGGTTGAACGTGTGGCGGCCGATTTTGGCATGCGTAAAGAGCCCCAGCCGTCTGCCGGCATGGTTGCTACGGCCTGGATGGGCCGCGTATGCGTGCACGTAGGCTTGGTGGTCGAGGCCAACGGCGGCATTCGAATCCTTGAGACGGACAGGCCCACGGGGCCCTGTCTCACCCGAGTCGCTCCGTTCGAAGCCAGATATTCCAAGGTTGTCTACTATGCGGATTGAAATCTACTCTGCGCCGGCGCTAGATGTTTGCGTGGAATCAATAGACTGGGATGGACATTTCGAAGGCTATCTCGATTCCACAATTCCGACGTGGCGCGAGTACGAAGTGCAGCGGTTTGCCGCGTATTTTGGCGACGAGCCGTTCCCGCGCGAGCTGTGGGCTAAGCCGTTGCCGGCGAATGCCCTGCTGCGTATCAATATCGTCCCGATGGGTGGCATCTTCAAAGCGCTTGGGTCCATCATCGGCAAGCTCTTTAGCTTCCTGGGCGGGCGGGCAAGAGCGACGGCGTCCGCAGAGACGCCACAGGGAACAGAGCTGAAAGCCTCGCAGGGGAAGGCCAACACGGCAAAACTGGCCAGTGTGGTGCCGGAGCCTGCAGGGACGTACCGGCGCTTCGTGGACTACCTGACCCCTCCGCGCCGGTACTTCGTGAACAAGCGTGAGCAGTGGCTAGTTTTTCTGGCAAATATCGGCCCCGGGCACTATCAGGTTCTTGATGAAAATGTCCGTATCGGATCTACGCCGTTTAACCAACTTGGTGCCGATGCTTCCTATGGCGTGTACCCGCCCGGCACCGACCTGTCGGGCGTTGAGGCTGCTCAGATTTGGCATACCACCACTGAGGTCGGAGGTACGTCATCGGGTACTGCTGGCTTAGAAATGACCACCGATCTCGGGAATAGAGACAATATCGATCCAGCTACCTACTCATTGAGCGGCGCCGATATAACGCGATCGGACGGAGAATTTCCTAGCGGCTGGGGAGTAGGTACCAGTGTAGCAATCGAGTATTCGCGCCCCTACAACATCGCTGATCATGCGGTAGACCCCACGGAGAGCGCCCCTGGCTACATCATTAGCCGCTTTACGGGGTATTTCGGCCATCTTCCTGCTGTGACGGTGGGTACGATCGTCTACGTTGGCGCGTTCGGTTCTCCCACAAAATGGCGTATCAACTCAGTGGTGGAATCAGCCGGATCAGGTATCTACACCTTGCAGTTTGAGGAAGATGTTCAGGAGGGATTCATCCCGATCCGTGTTGCCCCCGGCGCCGGAATTTCGTACATGTTTGGGGCCGATGTTGAACGCAACATAACAGCCTTCGACCCCATCTCTGTCACAGTAAGCCCCGGGGTCTTCCAGGATGGGACGCTGGCTACACGTGTGCGCTTTGTCGGAGGATCTATCTATGGGGAATGGTCGAGCGAATTTGTAGCGACGCCACCAGGAAGTCTCACTAGCCTGCTAGAAATTGACGTGTTTTTTCCTCAAGGTCTTTGTTTCCTCTCCGATGAAGGTGACGTAGAGCCGAGGTCCGTGGGGGTTGAATACCAGTACCGGAATATTGCGGGCGGCCCGCGCGTGACCATTTCCCGGACGTTCTCCGACGCCACCGTGGATCAGATCGGCTTCACCGAGCAGTTCGCTATTTCTCCGATGGCGCCGGCTGTGCGTGTCCGCCGTGTGGGCGCTCAATCCACCAGCACACAAGTTCAGGACAAGTGCCAGTGGTACGGACTGAAGGCGCGCCTACCCAATTTCTTGCAGTACCCGAACTGGACCTCTATGTCCGTTGCGTTGCGTAGTGGAGGAAAACTGGGGGCACAGAGTGAAAATCAGATCAATGTCACACCCACGCGGGTATTGCCGACGCTGTTGCCGAACGGTACCTGGACGGCGCCCCAGCCCACCCGGGACATCAGCGCCTTTGCACGCTACATCCTCAATTCTGCCGGCGTTCCCGACGATCAGATTGACATGGCCGAGATGGTCCGGCTGCACGAAATCTGGAAATCCCGAGGGGATACGCTGGACTTCGTGTTCGATGGGACGACGGTGAAAGAGGCGCTGGAAGTCGCGTTTGGCGCGGGAATGGGCGAATTCACATGCGGCGATGGATTGGTTAGGCCCGTGCGTGAAGAGGTTCAAACGACCTGGGAGCAGTCCTACTCGCCGCAGAATATGAGCGGTTCGCTTAGGCGCAATATCTCTAGCCATTCAATCATCACCGACTACGACGGGGTCGACGTCGAGTACGTGGACACGACGACATGGGCAAAGGAAACGATTCAATGTCGGCTGCCTGGAGACGCGGGTGCCAAGGTGCAGAAAGTCACTTTGGACGGTGTGACGGATCGTACGCGTGCATGGCGTATTGGTATGCGCCGGCGCCGAGAGCTCTTTTACCGGCGCAAAGAATACTCGTTCTCTACTGAGTTGGACGCTCTGAACAGCAACTATCTGGACCGAGTGGCCCTGTTTGGGTCCGACCCGGGGTATGGACAGAGCGCGTTGCTCGTTGGGATCGAGGCCGGCGGGGGAGGCCTTGCCGCGTTGCGTAGCAGCGAGCCACTGGTTTGGGAAGAGGGCGCGCAGCATATCGTGGCCTACCGTCGCGCTGACGGAAAAATGATCGGGCCTTTTGATGCAAGCCCCGGAGAAAGCGCATACGAAGTTCTGGCTGCGGTTCCCGGGCCTTGGCCAGCTATCACGCTGAGCCAGGAATTGCCCCATTTGTATTTCGGTAAATCCGACACGTTCACTTTTCCGGCTCTGATAACTGGAGTAAGTCCGCGTGGCAATTTTGAGGTTTCTGTCACAGCGGTTAATTACGACGCACGCGTCTATGCCTCGGACAACGACTTTCCACCCGCATAACTGAACCAGAATCCACTGAGGCCCCTTTCGAGGGGCCTTTTTTATTGGACTAAATAATGACCACTTTTAACACCGGAAATCCTATCGGAAGTGTGTCCGTTAAGGACCTGTATGACAACGCCGAGAACTTGGATACCGCTGTCAATACTGCCGACGATACCTGGGTCGACCGATTTGGCAGAACGCGGCTTAGCTGGGAGGGTATGGAGCGGCTGTCGGACGCTGGGGCGGCAATTGAAGCGGCCGAAAGGGCTGAGGATGCTGCCGACCGGGCTGAGGTATCGGCTTCCGCCGCGGCGCTGAACGCCGGAGTGTTTTCATCGACCGCCGCCGGCCTGGCAGCGACCACGAGTGGCCAATATTTCAGCGTTCCGTCGACGAACGCCAACGAATACCTAATCCTCTACCACAACGTGTCTGGCGTGGCCGTAGAACAGAAGCGGTATTCCTCTGTGCGCGGCATAGAGACGATGACGGCCCTGGCAACTGTCTGCCCATGGCTGGACAAGACGGCCATGGTTTCGGATGGAACGGCTGGCACGAACTGGTTTCTGGCGACGCAGCAGCGTGTCGAGGCTGCCCTCGCTATCAAGTCGGTGCGGATCGAGAACGGCGCTCCTAACGAAAAATATGTGGTCGGGATTTTCTGCAACAACGACCCTGTGCAGTTGGATCGGATCAGCATCTTTGCCCTCAGCACCTTGACGGTCGTTGCGACCACTGGGGCCGTGGCGATCACCAAGAACGCGAGCGGGCTGACTCGCGTTGTGGTGGGCGATACCGCCAATGCCGCGTCGATTCGCGCAATCCTCGAAGTCGACTATCGGGAAATCACCAGCACTGGAACATTGGCTTCCGGCAGTGGCGGGCCGTTGCGGATCGCGCGGGCCAACATCTTCACCACGCTCCAGCAGTATCACGACAATGAGGCCCTGCCGGCCTGGATCGCACCGGCGTCGCGTAGTGCAGTCCTCTACGGGCATGACCGCTGGCGCGAAGCGGCATTCGCTATTCGTGGCATCCAGCTGAACGACTACAACGCGGGGGAGACCTACCGCGTCACGGTGCTGACCAAGGATGATCCCACCTTTTTGACGCGTATCAGCGTCAGCGATAGCACCGGCGGGGTTTGCTCTGGGGCGGTGGCCACGCCTACCGGCGTGGGTTTGATGCGCATCGAAATGACGCAGCTCAACGCCAGCGGGATTACGGGTGTGGCGCACGTCAATTTCGGGAACATCCAGGGCCCGTTTGTGATCTCTGATCCGGCTTCGAATCTGGTGATTGACCCCACGGTTCCCGACATTTTCGAAGAGGCCGTAGTGTCGCCCAGGCGGCTGGACTCCCTGGAGTGGCCGGCCTGGCTGTCCAAGCTGTCGACGCCGACGCCTACCCTGCTGCGCTTGGCCAAGAACATCATGGCGATCGACCTCAAGGGGACCGATCCCGCAGCCGAATACGGAATCTCGGTTATCACAAAGCAAGATCCGACGTACGGCGATCGCTTCTTCGTACGGAGTGGAGGCGCTACGGTCGCCCGATGGTTCCCCGGCACCCCCTACACGCCGTCGCCCGATGGGGTCGATCGGCTTCCCCTGACCGAGTTCGGAAATTCCGGTGTCTCAGGTGAACTGATCATCAACTGGGCGGCCTTGGCGACGGGCAACCTGTTGACCACGTCTACGCCGACCCTACTCATCGATCCGGCGGTGCTGAGCCCGCGTGGCGCCAAGAGCGCCGTGGACGCCCTGGCCAACGAACTGGAATTGCTTTCTTCTGGAGGCAGCGGATCGCGGCCGCTTTGCCGTGCGATTCGGGTGGCTCTGGCTGGTTCCAGTATCACCTGGGGGCAGGGCTATCTGGGCGAGCTGAGCTACGTCGGCGGCGTGGAACTGTTCTTGCGAACGCGCGTTGCTACCTCGTTGCACGCTTCGAACCTGGCACCGGACGGCACCGTCATAGCGCGGTCCAATCTATGGTTGGGCGAGGCGCGTCGGATTTCCGGCGCTGGCGCTGCTGTCGAGTTCGATATGTGGGGCGACGAACTGACCATCAACCTGTGCCGGGAGCGTCGCAATGCGGGTGCGGCGCTGGTGGACATCTACGCAGATAATCAGCTGTTCGGCACCTTCAGCACCTACAACGACGAGCCGCAGGGCGCCGACACGGCGAACTTTGCCGGCAATGGCGTGGATCTGAAGTTCGACTTGGGGCGGGCATTCACGCATAACCATTCGGTGACCGTGAGCGGCACGCCCATGGTCGGCGGCATGAACACTCAGGGCAGCGGCGCCACCATCCCCGCCGGCTGGGATTACATGGTGGTGCGCAGCTACAACGCGGCGCTCAATCGGGTAACGCACGTCCTGTGGTTCAAGGTGGCGCCGACTGGCCCTATCGTGTGCACCTACGCCTACGGCGAGTCGATCTGTTACATGCGAGGAACGCTCGGCAACACTGGCGCCGGCCTGGACTCCCCCCTGGAGTCTCCCTTTGGCGATGGCTCCGTTGCCGAAGACCCGACGCAGCCGGCGTCCATTTCCAGCGGGTTGGGTTTCCGGGAAAGCGATACACGGGCATGCCAGACGTACGCGCTGGGGGAGGCCAGGCAGCGCCATTTCCGCCTGGTCGTGCGGGCCCTTGATCCGCGCGCCACGGGCGGCACGCCTTGGCTAGACCTCAATTTCGTCACGAACCGCATGCACCACATCATGAATGCGGGCATCGGCGGATGGTCAGCCGATCTGTTCCTGACCAGCGATATCTTGCTCAACCGTATCGACCGCGTCGCGGAGTTCCGGCCTGACGTCCTCTTGATGGAGTCCTGCACCAACGACGACTGGCTTACCCATGTCACAAAGGGATGGGTTACGCGCACGGGCGTCACCGCGCAGCAGTTGAAGGACGACGAGAGCAGCAACTACTTCAGCTCTATCACGGGAACGTCCCCGAACAAGACGGTGCTGGACGACCGGATCCCCATCGCTGGAGCCGCGGCGAAGTCCATCACGCTGAACACGGCTGGCGCCACCATTTCGGCGGCGGCCGGGGATGCGTTGGTCATCGGCTCTTTCCATGGCGACCATCGCCGCGTTGCGGTACGGCTGATCGATACCTACGCCGCCGGCGTGGCGACGTTCAAGCGACCGATCACCGCCGACGACTTCGCGCAGGCCGACAGCCTGGCCGGCCTGGTCGGCGACTGGGCAATGATCAAGGCGGCGCCGACGTGGGTGTCTCAGGTCGAGCAGTGCGTGGAGATTGTCCAGGACGAGAATCCGGATTGCCGCGTGCACATCGCCACTTGCGGCGCGCCGAACTATCACCACCGCCGTCTGTTCGGGTATCGCGAGCTGGGCATGGATCTGGCCCGGACCAAGGGCTGGGGTTTCGTGGATTTCTACGACGCAACGAACCGCTTCCAATACAACCAGCCCCAGACTGGCCGGCTGTATATCACGACGAGCCAAGGAACCGCATCGACGGGCGCCGCCAGCTACCCGCTATACATGCCCAATGGCAGCGTGCCGACGGCGCGCATGATCCACATGCCCCGTGTCCTGGTTGACGGCGTCGACCGCACCAATAAGGGCGTGCACATTGAAGGGGGCTACGCCTATTCCTGGGCCTCGGGGGTGGCGGATCCGTCGCTCAGCAACGACACCCTGCAGCAGAAGCCGTATCGCTTGGTGTTCACGTCCAACGTTCCGGCCGCTGGTGCGGTGATCGAGGTTTCCTACGCCGCGCGGATCTGGTC